CCATCGTGCTGGCCTATGTCGGGCCGGACCTGCTTTGCGTCGCGGAGGGCGGCCTGATGGCGTTTCATCAGGTGCGCTCCAAGGAGAGGGGCGAGCCGATGCCGCTCGAAACCCAGTTCCTCTATTCGATCTACCCGCAGCCGATCCGCGATTGGATCGACCGCCACGGCGGTTATAAAAAACTGCCGCTCGATGGCTTCTGGACGATGTACGACCGCGACCTGTGGGCGGTGGGCTACCCGAAATGCTTGTAAATGCTTGTAGGTCATTAGGAGGCGGCGATGGCTGACGGCTACGATCCGCGCATGCTGCAGATGGCCCGCATGGGCATCAACATGATGGGGCCGCAGGCCGGACCGTTCGATCGCACCCAGCAACCCAAGCAATGGTGGGAGCAGCCGTTGCCGCAGGCACAGCAGCGCAACGATGACAAACCCGCTGGCCAATTGGCCAATCAGCCAGCCAATTCGCCAAAACCGCCCAGCATGCTCGACATGATGATGGGCCTCGGCAAGATGACCCGCCCCGAATATGACAAGACGATCGCCGGCCAGGGCGGCCAGGCGCAAGGCTATGCCATGGTCAGCCCCTGGGCCTGGCTGGGCAGCATGGGCATGCCCGGCGGCGCCGGCTGGGGCGGTCCTGGGGTGAAGTGAAAATCTACCGAAATCAAACGAGGTGACGCCATGAGCATGATGAACGAAGGCGGCCCGCCTCCTGACGAGGAAATGGCGCCGGGTGACGCCACCGAGCCGGGCGAAATGTCGGAACCGGGCGAGGGCAAGCAGCCGCAGGACGCGGTCAACTACCGCGCCGGCACGCCGCTGAAGAATTGCGGGCTGTGCGAGCATTTCGAGGGTGTGCCCGGCAAGGCGCCGGACGGCTGCGAGGCTGTCGATGGCACCATCAGCCCGTTCGGCTACTGCGATATCTATGTGAAGCAGCAGAACCCGTTCGGCGACCAGCACAAGTACACGATGGGCGCCGGTGGCCAGGTCACCCCCGCGGGTGGTGCCCCGCCCGGCCTGACGCAGATCGGCAGTAAGATGTATGGCGGCTGACCGCGAGGAATTCGAGCGCACCTGGCCCTGGCTGGATGCTTCGCTCGCCTCGTTCGGTCGCACCCACGGCAAGGAACACGTCTGGAAGCGGATCGCTGACGGCCGCGCCAAGCTGTGGCCGGCCGAGCATGGCGTCATCCTCACCAACGTCATCGAGCACCCGATTGGCTACCGCAGCCTGAACGTCTGGCTACAGGGCGGCGACCTCGATGCGCTGCTGCCGATGCATCCCGAGGTCGAGCAGTTCGCCCTTGACCGCAAGTGTGCGCGGCTGACCGGCGGCGGCCGCGACGGCTGGCTACGGGTGCTCGACGGCTGGCAGAAAACTTACACCCATCGCGAGAAATGGCTGGTCGATCCGCCACCGCATTTGAGGGCCACGAAATGAAACACTGGGCCGTTGAATTCCAGCCCCGATCGCTGTGCAGCTTCGACGGTGGCCCTGATGGCGGCCCCGGCGGCGACAGCGGCGGTCCCCCTAGCGGCGACACCGGTGGCGATTTCTTCGGCAGCAACGACGGCGGCTACTACGGCACCAACGATAGCGGCAGTTTCTTCGGTGGCGACACCGCCCCGGCCAGCCCGACCGGCGGCGATAGCTGGACCGGCAGCGAGAGCGGCGCCGGCACATTCGCGGCCAGCAATTCCGGCGGCTATTTCGGTGGCGACACGTCCAGCAGTGGCGGTGGTTTCATTGGCGGCCCCGAGGGCGGCGGCGGCGGTGAGGGCGGCTTCATCGGCCCCAACAGCGATTTCGGCTACGCTCCTGGCGACGGCTGGGGCCCCTCCGGGGGAGTGGATTTCGCCGGCAGCAGCATGGGCTTTGGCCCCGCCGGCGCGGGCAACTTGGGGTTTGGCAATGCCATCGGCCCGGCAGGCTGGGCCACAGGTGACTTCGGCCTGCAGGGATATGGTGGTCCCACCGGCACCGGCGCCGGCCCAGGTTCCACCGCCTCGATTGGCGGCCCCCAAGCCTATGCACAATCACCCGGCATTAACGGCTTCCCGGGCGACTTCGGCGCTCCTCCCGGCGGTGCGTTCGGTATGCCCGGGCAGGGCGATGTCGGCCCGCAGGCCGGTCCCGGCATGCCGGGCGGTCCTGGCACGGTCGGCAACGCCGAGCCGACCGGCATTCTGTCGCCGGCGCAGGAAACCACCCCTGACGTTCCCCTCCCCGACGACCGCACCGAGGCCGACCCGACCGCCGTGTTCGGCCCCGCATATGCGACCAACCAGGCCGCGCCCACGGCGGGCTGGTTCGGCCCGAGCCAGGCGCAGGCGGCCGACCGTGGCACCGATCAAGGCATCATCAATGCTGCGATGTTTGCGAACGACTTCGGGAAAACCGGCCCCGATATGTCGGCCTATATCGCCGCCACCAATCCCGGCCTGGCACAGGCACTCGGGACCATCGCCACCAATTTCCAGGCTGATCCAGCCAACGATCCGGCAAACTATGCCGGCCCTTCCCCCGGCGCGCAGCAGGGGTTCCAAGGCGTCAGCAACGCGCAGAATTCCCCGAACGCCTTTACTTCCTTTGCCGGGCCAACAACCGACACAAGGCCAGACGCTGACACCAGGCAAGCCGGCTACGACATGCTGGCGCAGCAGATGAATGAGCAGCAGTCAAATCAGAACGCGCAGCAATCGACGCAAATGATGGACGCGCAGGCCTTGGGCGAGCAGGGCAGAGGCCCCCAAGATGCTGATGCGCGGACTGCCGGTTATCAGCAACTGGCCGACCAGATGAACGCGCAGAACGCGCGACAAGCTGGATATGACCAACTAGCCCAACAGATGCAGGCGCAGAACGAGCAGCAGGCCATGATTGCCGGCCAGGAAAAGGGCGAGCAGGGCAAAGCTGGGATATTTGGCGTGCCGAGCGTGGACCCGGCTACGGCCAAGTCCGGCTACGACCAGTTGGCGCAGCAGATGAACGCGCGGCAGGACGCAACCCCGCAGCAGATCCAGCAGGGCTACCAGACGCTGGCCGATCAGATGAACCAGCAGAACATGGTGACCGCCAAGGAGGAGGGCGATCAACAAGGCAGGGGCGAGCCGCTCGCGCCATGGGCGACACCGTCGCAGCAGACAGAAACCATCGGCCTCACGCGGGGCGATGATGGGCGGATCAATCAGGACGTGATCAGCGCGCTCAATCCCGCAACGCTCGGCGCCGGTGGCGGCATCGGCGTGCCCGGCCTGTTGAGCATGTACGGCGGCGGCAGCACCCAGGCTGATCCCAGCGGCCGGCCAGGCGGTAGCCCCACCGGCAACCCCACCCAGGCCGGTGTCGGGCCGTTCGGCCCCAGCGGACGCCCCGGCGACGAAAGCGGTCGGCCAGGTCTGGCAATCACGGTCGGCAACAACCAATACGCCGCCGGTCGACCGGGCGGCCCCGGCTACTATCAGACCGGCGGCGCCGGCATCGCCCCCGGCGCCAAGGGCGCCGAATACGGTGGGGTCTATGGCCGAGGCGATGCGTATTCGACCGGCCGACCTGGCACTAATTCCTTCGGCGCCGGCGGCCCCGGAAGCTGGGGCGCTGCGGCCGCGGCGGCTGCGCGCGCAGGCGGTGGCGGCGGGTATTTCTATGATCCGGCGACCGGCCAGTATTACCAGACCAGCCGCAGATAGGGAGCAGAACCATGGCTGACCTTCGCGGTGCTATGGCGGCGTTGCAGCCATTCCAGGGGGCGGCGCCGGCGATCGAGCCCTCGACGCTGCCGATGCCGGCATCGGGTTCGTGGATGCCGCAGTCCATGAAGGATCAGGTGCCTGGGCTGCTGCAGATGATGGCAGCGCAGGGCCCCGATCCTGGCATGGGTGATTTCCGGGGCGGCGGCGGGCCGCGGATGAACGCACTACCCCCGCAATACATCGAGAGCAATTGGGGGCCGCCGCCGGCCCTGAACGAGGGACAGGACAGTTGGTTCCCGAGTGTGTTCAGCAACCGAGATCCTCGCGCCAACGATAAATTCTGGACGATGAAAGATTACAATCAGCAGCGTTACAACAAGTATGGCGGCCAACCCCCGGAGGGTGGCCTGGGTGACGAGCGGCCAAATACGTTCAATGGGCAACTGCTTGGTGCGCCCGGAAACTTCATGTATCTCGGGCATCAGATCAGCCCGGCCAAACTGCAGTACGATCTGCATCGTCCGATCAGCGATCCGGCGACTGCCGGCAGCATCCATTTCACCAAGGCGTTCGGGCCAGAAAACACTGCCTGGTCCACGACGGGGGAACTGGGCTTGCCAGGACAGCTTGAGAACTTCGCGCAGATGTGGGGCGCCGGCGGCCCATAGGAGGAAACCATGCCCAGCCAGACCCACGGCGGTAAAGTATTGCTACGTCGGCGGCAGATGAAGTTTCACCCCGACGAGGTGCGCTCCAAAATCCAGGCCATCCGATTGGTGGATACCCTGCACCAATTCATCTTCAGCGAAGTGGACAAGAACGGCCGCAAGCTGGCCGATCTGAGCATGGCGCAAGTGCGCGCGATCGATTGCCTGCTCAAGAAGGTGGTGCCCGACCTGACCCGCACGCTGATCAGCGCGGATGTGAATGTGCGCTATGTGGCCGAATTGCCCAAGGTGCTGACCAAGGAGGAGTGGGTCAAGAAGTACGGAACTCCTGACACCCTTGAATTGACGGCACTGCCGGCGCCGACTGTGAACGGCAATGGACGCACAAACTGACCAAGTAAAAACAATCTGGTCGCCGGGCGGCAACTTCGCCCAGTGGGCGCTCCTCGAATGCCCGATTTTCGAGGTGTTCTTCGGCGGCGCGCGCGGTGGCGGCAAAACCGATGGCATGCTCGGCGATTGGATGCGCCATGCCAACGAGCACGGCATCAACGCCTCCGGGTTGATGCTGCGGCGAACCCGCACCGAATTGATGGACACGATCGAGCGCAGCCGGATGATCTACGGGCCGCTCAAGTGGGCCTACAACGAGCAGGAGAAAACATGGCGCGATCCCAGTGGAGCACGCCTCAAGTTCGCTTACTTGGAGCGCGACGCCGACGCCGAGCTCTATCAGGGCCACAGTTACTCCAGGCTCTACATCGAGGAGGCGGGGAATTTTCCCTCCCCGGCCCCGATTTTCAAACTGTTCGCGACGCTACGATCCGGTTCTGGCGTGCCTGTGGGTATCCGGCTCACGGGCAATCCGGGTGGCCCGGGGCACCAGTGGATAAAGACGCGCTACATTGACCCGGCGCCGCTCGGCAACAAGGTGATCGTGGACGCGGTCACCGGGCTGGAGCGCATCTTCATCCCGTCGAAGGTCGGCAACAACCAGTTCATCGACGTGGAGGCGTACAAGCAGCGGCTGCGATCGAGCGGCAGCAAGGAATTGGTGCAGGCCTGGCTGGACGGCGATTGGTCGGTGACGCTGGGCGCCTTCTTCGAATGCTGGAACACCGGCCGGCATGTGATCGAGCCGTTCGAAATCCCGAAGGATTGGATGCGGTTTCGCTCGATGGATTGGGGCTCGGCCTCGCCGTTCTCGGTCGGGTGGTGGGCGGTGGCTTCGGACGAATGGCAGGTTCACGGCCGCGTGATCCCGCGCGGCGCCATGGTGCGCTACCGGGAATGGTACGGGATGCGGCCGAATGAGCCCAATGTCGGCCTGAAACTGCATGCCGGCGAGGTCGGCAAAGGAATTTTGGCGCGGGAAAAAGGCGAGGAAATATCCTACGGCGTGCTCGATCCGAGCGCGTTCGCCCAGGACGGCGGGCCCTCGATCGCCGAGCGCATGGGCACCGACACCGGCGGCAAGGTCTGGTTCCGCAAGGCCGACAACATGCGGGTGCGGGTGATGGGGCACCTCGGCGGCTGGGATCAGGTGCGCGCCAGGCTGGTCGGCAACGACGACGGCCACGCCATGCTGGTCGTGTTCTCGACCTGTCTGGACTTCATCAGGACTGTGCCATTTCTGCAACACGATCCCGATCGGCATGAGGATGTCTATTCCGAGAGCGAGGACCA